CCAGGCTCCTCGGGTGGTCAACTACTTCCCCGGCATGTCCAGGTTCATCCGCGAATCCGACCGCGGCCTGGATCAAGAGCGGTGGTCTCGGGAGGAGGTCGAGGAGATGGAGTCGGCCCGGTTCCGTATGGGCCTGCCGGATGGGGTGCGGGACATCCTCCAGGCCCGCAACCGCCTGGTGCGGTTTAGCGGCGGTCGGGAGAAGTCCGAACTGAGCCGGGAGGAGATCCGCACCAAAGCGATCTATGATGACTTCTACGGGGACTACCTCAGCCTCACCGACGCGATCAAGGTGTCGGAATCCAGGGGTGAACAAGAACGTGCCGATCGGCTGAGGCAGCGCCTCGGCGAGATGGCTACCAGTATTCAGGAAAGGGTTGAAGCCCTTGGAGCGCCAGAATGATTCATCTGCTTGCACAAACAGTCAACAACATCCCCTACATGGAGCTTGGCCTTGGCGTTGCCTCCCTGGGGACGATCCTATGGTTGGTTCGTCATGTGACGACCAAGACCCTTCCCGATCTGACCGAGCGGTACGAGAAGACTTCGGCCAAGCAGCTTGAGTCGTTCGAGCGGATCAACAGAGAGACCCGGCAGGAGTACCGGGAGGTCTTGGAGTCCGACCGTGAAATGGCATACAAGCGAGAGCAAAACATGCGAGCCGAGTTCCAAGCTGCGATCAATAAGTTCGAGGCGACCATTCAGCAGGTCCAGACAGGGGCAAGCTCAGATTCTCATTAGATGGGCGGTGGTGGTGTCGGTGCTGCCGGCTCCGCATCCCAATCGTCTCGACTCGCCTTTAGCCAGTCGTACACCAGGCCATGAGGCTTTACTACAGCCGAAGGCACAGACTTGAACTGCTCCCACCGGATCCGCGTCGAGTCTTCCTTGCTCGGCCCGCCGTTCGACACCCGATCCAGGTTGGTCGCGAAGCGGCGGGCCGCGGCGACCAGGGCTTGCCCCGACAGGATGGCCACGCTGCCGGCGTTGCTCCACATGAGCCCGGCCCGGCCGGCGCTGAAGCTGACGTAGCCGGCAAGCTCCTCAAGCGAGGCGTAGCCCACCTGGCCAGGCTCGGGGGTGTCCTCCACGATGGGGATCGACTCGTTGGGCCGGATGGTGGAGACGATCGCGATCGCGATCGGCTTCCCCTCGGATCCGTCCTTGTTCAAGATGTGGCCGAGGAAGTCAACGTCCCAATCGTCGTCCGGGTCAATCTCCTCCGGGCGGTACAGTCGGGCCAGTCCCCTCTCCAGGTAAATAGCGTTCGCCCCTTGGATCGAACGTGCAAGCCGGTCTTCTAAGCTCATCCTTGTAATCCTTTGACGAAGGTTTCGATCATCTTGTAGGTCGTGACCTGGAAGCCGTTGGACATCTTGGTCTCCAGGTAAACTTGCTCGCCGCCGGCACCCCGCTTGCCGTTGTTCACCCAGGAGTACACCGTCTGCCTGGAGACGGGTTCTTCATCCATGAGCTTCGCGGCGATCGGCGGCACATCGCAGAGGCGGATGTTACCGATCGGGACGGTGATCGTGACTTCGCGGGTCGGGGTCGGTTCGTCGTGGGCTTGGTTGCTCATGGAGGGTCACTGCCTGCTTGTGGTAGTTCCTGAAGGTCTCAGGGTGGTCGCCGGCGTTGGTCACGCTCGGCAGTTCATCCCCCATCCATTGCTTCCAGTCGATCTCGCCCTCGCCCGCGATCGTGTGACAGAACACGTCCGGCCCCCGCTGAGTCAGGCAAACATAGTGCGGCACCTCTGTACCGTGGATCTCGATGATCCATGCCGGCGTCTCCAGGTTGAACAGGCCGAGCAGGGTGGCTCGGCCATCGGAGATCCTGCCGGACTCCATCGGGTATCGCCTGGCGGACACAACCTCGGCCGCGTTCAATAACTGGGCTCGATCCATATTGCCCAGGCGCTTTGTTCGTGTTCGGGCCATCAATCTCCCTGGCGGGGTTTCCCTCACCAGGGGGGCGGGAGTTTATTGCACGATATTGTCGGTCATCGACGTGTCTTCATCGTCGTCGGCCGGTGATTCGTCGTCCGAGGGGTCGCCCGGATCTGACTCGGGCTCGGGCGTAGCTTCGGGCTCGGGCTCGCCAGTCGGCTCCGGGTCCGGGGTGGGATCCGGCTCAAGCTGCTCGGGCGTGGTCGCCTCCTCGCCAGCCAATTCGACCAGCGCCTTGCGAGCTTCCTTGCGGAGCTTCAGGTAATCGGGCGGGACCGGCTTGCCGGCCGAGGCCAGGGCGGAGATCCCAGCTTCCAAAGCTGCCAGTCCGAGTGAGAGAAGTAGTAGTTCCATCTTGTTGTCCACGGTCGGCTCCAGGTTCGCCGGTGATAAGCCAGAGCTTCAAGCGTTGAAGCACCGCCTGGAATGTCACCAGCTTCGCGTTGAGGACGCCAGAGTTGCCGGCCAACACGGCCGATTCCATCGCGTCCAGAATATCGTCGCCCTCCAGGATCAGAGGGTAGATCGTCTTGTCCCAATCCTCCTGCGAGATCCGGTCGGCCCGCTTGAGGGCCACCAGGTTCCCAACGGTCGAGATGTAGGTCTCCTGTGCCCAATCATAGTCGTACTCTACCTGGTCGGGCGTGTAACCTCCAGGAGAAGTCTTACATCCGCCCAAGGCGACCAGGCATCCGAGCAGCAGGGCGGGGGCGACCTTCTTGGCGGTCTCGGTCGAGATGCCGTGCCGGAGGGTCATGGCGAGCACGGCCGCGACGCTCATCTCGATCGCGTTGGCCAGTTCCATCTCGCCGGTGAGGTAAGCGCCGACGAAGCCAAGGATGGCCAGCACGCCGGTAACATAGGTCTTCTTTCCTGAGAGCATAGGGGGTCTCCAGAGGGGGTGGGGGTTTGGGCAACCGGGGGAGCTTAGACAATACTGTCGCGGCTTGTCAAGTGGCCGCACCTTCGCTATGTTAGTACCTCGCTACCTAGACCTCCCTGGAGACAACATGAATAAGCAAGAGATTATCGAGTCGGGCCGCAACCTGCACACGAACAGCAGCTTGTCGTCCTTCCGGGCCTGCCCGCGCCGCTACTACTTCGGCTTCCACGTCGGCATCAAGAAGGCCGAGTCGAAGAAGGCGCTCCGCATGGGCGGGGCTTTCCACCTCGGGCAAGAGGTGATCTCGATGATCCCGCACGACCTGAAGGGCGAGGAGAAGCAAGCTGAGATCGACAAGGCAGTGCTCGCGGCGATCGCCGACTACAGCGACTCCCCGCCGGGGGACATGACGCCGGCGGAGTGGGCCGTCGAACGCGAGATCGTCGGGCGGATGCTCCAGGGGTGGGCCTGGCGGTGGAACGAGGAGCCGATGAAGATTATCCAGGGCGAGGCCCTGTTCAAGCTCCCGATCAAGAACGTCGAACGCAACGGCAACTTATTTAAGGTCGTTCCAGGTAACGGGGGTCCGCCCGACCGGCTCGAACTCTACCGATCGGGCCTGATCGACAAGATGTGCGAACTCCAGGACACGCGAAAGGGCATCCTGGAGCACAAGACCACCGGGGACTCGATCAAGCAGAACTCCGACTACTGGATCCGCCACAAGATGAGCGGCCAGGTCACTTACTACTTCAAGGCCGCACAGGACGACCCAAACCTCCCCAATCCAGAGTTCATCTTTTACGACGTGATCCGCAAGCCGTCGATCGCCCCCAAGAAGCTGACCATCGGCGAGTTCCGCGACTACCTGGGGATCTCCTATCGCAAGGGCAAGAAGACGATCGTGCCGCCCGACGCCGAGAAGCTGCACAAGTATTGTGGCGAGGAGCAGGAGGTCGAGATCTTTGGCAAGATTGACCTGGAGGAGCCGGAGAACACTGTCATCGAGAAGGTGCTGGTAGACGGCTTCGAGGCCAACCTGGTCAAGTCCGGCAAGAACACTGTGATCGAGGAGACGCCGACGATGTTCGGTGCCCGGCTGATGCTGGACATGACCGAGCGGCCCGGCATGTACTTTGCCCGCGAGGAGATCACCCGCCTGGAGAACGACCTGAAGGAGCTTGAAGCCGACGTTCACCAGACGGTCGAGATGATTATGTTCTGCGAGCGGACAGGCCAGTGGCCCAAGAACACGAACGCCTGCATCGACCCCTGGCGGTGCGAGTACCTGCCGCTCTGCCAGAACAACGTCCAGGTAACTGTCGAAGGCGATACGCCGCAAGGCTACGAGCGTGCCGCTTTTGTCCACCCCGAACTAGCCGACCGCCTCTCGCCCAAAGGAACCGCTGAATGACCACCGTACCACCCGCCCCTCAAGCCCCAGCCTCCCCCGCAGCACGACCGCCGGGGATCCCCGGAGCCCGACCCAACGCCGGCGCTTCAGCAGCGCCGCCGGCCAACTCGGCCGCGACTCAAACCAAGAAGCTCGACATCACTGACGATGTGGATAAGCGGGGGAAACGCATCGTCATGTACGCCCCCGGCGGCTGGGGGAAGACCTCGATCGCGGCGATGGCTCCCGGATCCGTGACGCTTGACCTGGAGAAGCGGACGGGCCACGTCGCCGAGAAGCTGGGCAATCACAATGTCAAGATGCGACGCTTTGCCACGCTGGGCATGAAGAACGGCGAGGTGGACTCGGCCACGATGTTCGCTGACACGCGGGCGGCGCTGCACAACTTCGACCTGTTCCCCGCTGGCTCCACGATCATCATCGACAGTGTGACTAAGCTGGAGGAATGCTCCTGGAATTGGGTTGTGGAAAACATCGGGAAAGAGAAGGGCGGCAAGGTCACTGGCATCGAAGATTATGGCTACGGCAAGGGCTACACCCACGGCTTCGAGCAGATGGTTAAAGTGCTCGGTGACCTGGATGCCCTGTCAGCCCGCGGCGTGAACTCGATCTTGATCTGCCACGATTGCGTCGCCAACTTCGATGACCCGGCCCAGGTCGGAGAGCACAAGCGCTACGAGCCCCGGCTGTATCGCTCGGGTTCGGGCAACACCGACACCCGGCTCCGTGTCCGCGAGTGGTCGGATGCCGTCCTGTTTGGAACCTACGACATGGCCAGAGACCAACAGGGCAGAGTGACGGGCCAGGGCACCCGCATTATCTACACGCATGAGCGGCCCGCGTTCATGGCCAAGTCTTCGCTCGGACCCGAGCACTTCCAGGTTCCTGTCGCCCATGAGTTTGACGACCGGATCTGGAAACTACTGTTTGCTTAACTACTTCCCTCCCCCCTACTCCTTTGGAGAATCGTTATGTCTCAGCTATTGAAATCGGCAGGCGTGTTTAAGGCACGCATCATCCAGCACGCTGTCACCGAGTCCAGGCAGCAGGGCCTTCCGCAATATGCGATCAAGGCCGGCTGCTACGAGATGGAGCAGCACCTAACCAACGCGGACGGATCCCAGCAACTCGACAAGGGTGGACGCCCGATCGTCGGCTTTGTCCCCCTAGACGATGAGTACACCCTCCAGGACTACCTCCCGCTGGCCTGGATGAAGGATGGCGTGCCCACTTTCACCAACACCTTCGACAACATCCAAGAGGCCCTTGGGTGGCACCCGGATCCGAACCGGCTTTGGGAGTCGCTGCAAGAGCACCCCATCGCGGAACTCTCGATCCAAGTTGTGGTCGAGGTCGAAACGTATGAGGGCAAGGAGCGGGCTCAGATCAAGTTCATCAACCCGATCGGCTTCGCCGGCATGGGGATCCGCGAGATGGACGCCCCGGCGCTGGCCAAGCTCTCGAACGCCTGGGCCGCGACCTTCAGGGCCAAGTTCGGATCCGGGGGTGGGGCAGCAGCGCCAGCCCCTCAGCCAGCCGCAGCACCAGCCCCGGCCCCCGTCGCACAAGCGCCGGCACCTGCTCCTGCTGCGGCAGCTACGCCGTCACCTTCTACGCCACCTGCAAGCCCGGCCGCTTCGGGTGCCGCACCTGCGGCCCCTGGGAGCACGCCTAGCTCGAAGGAGGAGGTCTGGGCGCTGTGCGTGCAGGATCGCGGGAACATGACAGACGAGGCCCTGGGCCAAGAGTTCTTCAGCCAGGTCGAGTCGGCGACCGGAGCCAAGACCAGCGAGCAGGTCAACGCGCTCACCCCTGAGCAGTGGGGCACGGTCAGGGCTCAGATCGAGCGTGACGGCCTGATCCCCTTCTAACCAGCCCCCGTCCAGGGAGGTGCGGCGGGCACGCTAGTACAGGTGCCTGCCGCCCTTCTTTTATTAAACACCACCAGGTTCACGGACGGACAGGGGCATGAGCGACCCGCAACAAGAACCAATCAACTGGCTCCAGATGTGGAGTCAGTTCCGCCGGAATGTCCAAGCGGACAAGCTGGCGGCTTTGTGCCGCGCCTGGGGTTGCACGCCCGAGGCGACCAAGTGGCTCGGCGTCGGATGGAACGGCGCTAAGAACGCCTGGATCTTCCCTGAGCGAGATGCAGAAGGCGAGATCGTCGGGCTCACCTGCCGAGCGGCCGAGCGTGACGGCACGCCCAAGCCGGGGCAGCGGGCTAAGTATGCGATCCCCGGCTCGACCCGCGGGCTCACCTACGCCCCGGATCCTGAGTGGGGCGTGATCCCCAAGTACATCGACCACCCGATCCCGATCCCCGAGGGGGCCTCGGACGTGCTGGCGTCGCTCTCGATCGGCATGTACGCCATCGGCCGGCCCAGCGCCACCGGCACGGCCGACTCGAACGCCTGGCTCCAGAAGCTCGTCAAGGGTCGCGACATCGCGCTCTGCATGGAGTACGACAAGGGGGCCGGCATGGTGTCGGTCCTGGACCACGCCAAGCGGCTGTTCAAGCACTGCACCTCGATCAGATTCCTGGAGCCTCCCGAGGGCGTCAAGGACATCCGCGAGTGGCTGATGATGGACTCGGCCGTCGATGAGATCGACTTTCAGCTAAAGCGAAAGCCCTTCGAGGCGTCAAGCCTCACCCTGATCGCCGGCGACGTGCTCACCTCGTCGGCACCGATGGACGTGGCCAAGTCGTTCATCGTGGAGAACTACAACCAGGCAGGTAAGACGACGCTCCGCCGGTGGAACGGCCGGTGGATGTATTGGGACGGTAACGGGTACTACCCCTCGGAGGAGGAGTCTGTCCGCAACAGGGCCTACCAATACCTGGACGGCAAGCAGATCCTCGCACCGCCCAAGGATCCCAACAGCGGGGCCGAGTGGAAAGAGGAGCCGTTCCAGCCCAACCGCCACAAGGTCGGGAACATCGTGGACGCCGCCCGCGCCGTCGAGAGCGTGGCGATGCCGGACAAGACGGCCATGCCCTGCTGGCTGGAGACGCCGGGATCCCTTCCCCGGGTGGATAACCTGATCGTGTTCCAGAACGGGATCCTGGACGTGGCCGCTTACGCGAAGTCAGGCAAGGCCAAGTGGCTCCCCAAGACCCCCCTGCTGTTCACTCAAAACTACTGCCCCTACATCTATCGACCCGAAGCGCTGCCCCAGGCCAAGCCCTTCGTGGACTGGCTCTATTCGGTGGTCAACGGGTGCAACGACACGGTGCAGCTTCTCCGGCAGTGGGGCGGGTACTGCATGACCAACAACAACAGCTTCGAGAAGTTCATGTTCATCTATGGCCGGCCATCCGCCGGCAAGGGCACTTTCCTGGACGTGCTCAAGAAGGTCATCGGTCCCCGCAACGTCTACTCGATGAAGCTCGAAAGCCTGGGCGACGGCTTCAGCCTCTACTCAGCGATGGGCCATACAAACGTCTTCATGCCCGACACCCAGGCCAAGGACTTCGAGAAGACCAGCAATGCCCTGGAGATCATCAAGACGATCACCGGGCGAGGCTCGATCGACGTGGCCGGCAAGGGCGTCCAGGCCCGGAGCTACGACCTCAACTGTCGCTTCACGATCGCGGCCAACGAGATCCCGAACTTCCACGACTCGGCCGGGGCTCTACGCCGGCGGCTGCTGATCGCGCCGTTCCCCAACAGCTACGAGGGGCAGATGGACCGCGAACTGAAGGATCGGCTTGTCGCCCCGGAGATCATCCAGGGGGCCGCGGCTTGGTTCGTTCAGGGCTACATCGACCTGCTGGCCGATGGCGAGTTCCCGATGCCGGCAGCGGCCAAGCAGATCCAGCGCGACTTCGAGGAGTCGAACAACCCGGTCTCGGCCTTCTTCTCGGACAACGTGGTGCTGGAACCGCTCGGCCGGATCCCCAAGGGGACCATCTACGACAGCTACGAGCGGTGGTGCAAGGAGAACGGCTATCGCCCTTGGAAGCAATCCAGGTTTAAGCTCGCGTTCGTGCAGATGAACCCAGGGATCGCCACCTCCAGGGCTCGCACCGGGGAGTTCCCAGGTGAACGCCCGCACATCTATACCGGCGTCCGCCTGAAGGGGCCTCTCGATGCTTGAGCCGATCGGTGGAGTAGATCCTGGATTCGAGGGCGGCATCGGCGTCATCAACGGCGACAGCGGATCTCTGGAGGTTCTATACGACATGCCCCAGCGAAACCAGGCCAAGGGGCGTCGAAGGGAAGTAGATGTAGATGCTCTGAATTGGATCTTCCGGGATCTTCACCAGCGGGGAGTGGCGGACGTGCATCTTGAATGGCCGACCACACGCCCCGAGGAGAGCGCCGAAAGTTCCAAGCGATTCGGCGTGGGCCTCGGCAATATAGAAGCCCTGGTGATCGCCAACGGCATGAAGCTCGCGCGTGTAGCGCCCAACAAGTGGAAGCAGGATCTCGGGCTTCCTGGAAAGAAGGACGGACTTACAACCGCGACTGAAGCTCGGCGTCTCGCCTGCGAGCAGGCGCTTCGCTTGATCCCCGGCATAGAGCGGGACCATCTTTACGGCCCCCGAGGCGGTGCGAAGGACGGACGGGCCGAGGCGCTGCTGATTGCCTGGTGGTCGTGGTCGAGGTCGATTCATGCGATGCGTGTCCTGGCTGACCGATGGGGGAAGGATTCGGTGCAGGCTCAGGCTTTCATGCTGATGGGTGGCCGGCGGAGCCGCAAGGTCAGACCTGGACCGCTCATCTAACTCGCGGGAGCTTGGCTGGACGACGGGCGGGCTTCCGTGCCGATCCGCCCCACTGATCGGCCATCGCATCGGCAATGCCCTTGAATGTTGTGCTGGCTATTCTCGCTCGCCGATCTTTGTTGGTTCCGCTCTGTCGGTGGCTCCAGGCGGACATCCGATCCCCGTTTGATTTTATGTAAAACTTGCCTCGCCCCACGATCTTAGTTGGGGTTAGTGGGGGCAACCCGCTCAACCAGAGGCATGTCGGCTTGTGGGCCTCATCGCCGAACTGCCAAGGGTTAATGACCTGATCCGGCTTCCTCCATCGCGTGGACATTATTCCTACGGGATTTTCAATCGCAGTTCTTTTGATTTTGGCCTGGGCTAATTGCATGAAGAACTCCTCAGCGATAGCAGTCAAGGCCCACCGCTCCGGCCTTCTTGCGTTCCACGCGACCCCTGGATTGCAGAGGTAAGTGCAAGGCGGATGGGCGACCATTAGATCCCAGCCATCCCCCAAGATGTCGCGAACATCCCCTTGGTAGTGCGGTCCAGGTGATTCGGTGGGCAGTAGGTCGCACGACATGGCATCGTGCCCCCGCTTGATAAAAGCGTCACGAACGCGACCGCTGTACTCACAGGCAACCAGAACCTTCATCTCATCTCCAGGTCAAAACGGGATGTCATCTTCATCGAAGTCTTCGTATGCCGGTGGGGGCGTAGGCGGAGCGGCCGGGGCCGGTCTCGGTACAAACCTGACCGACGCTTCCTCCGGCGGGCTTCCGTGCCGATCCGCCCCACTGATCGGCCATCGCATCGGCCCAGCCCTGGTAGGTTCCA